AGTCTGATTTGATGCCTGTTGTGGCATCGTTAGACAGGTTGCGTTTTATTTCCATTGATTAGTCCTAGCTAGTGGATAGGTCAGCCACAACGCCCAGACCAGCCTCTTGAGTGACGACCAAGCCGTACTCAGCCAAGGTGAGAAATTTCGTTGCATCACCGGTTTTGGCCAGTTCTTCAGCCTGGATTGGGCGAAGCGTTGCAACCTCACACATATCTGGGTCGATGACGTAAGCGTCGCGTGCGCGGCTCTTGGTAGAAGGTACGATCTGAACGCTACCGAAATCGCTAAGGTAGACGTCAGCCGCCCCAACAATTGTGGTAGGGCCGTCAGAAGGTGCCATGTAGCGCTGAGCAGCAATGCCGGCAAAGCCAGAAATAACCGTCTTAACGTGAGGGCCAACCATGACAAACTGAGGCGAGCCCCCGTTTTCAAATATGCCCTGCAGCACTGTTTTTAGCATGCCCTCGGTCATGGCGCGCTGGGTGCCATCAGTAGCCGCGGCATTTACTACGCCGCCAGATACCGTTGGGTTAGCACCGCCAGTGCCGCGAGACGTGTTGGTCTTGATGAATGCAGCCAAAGGCGCAGTCTTGCGAGCGGTCGTGCTGTTACCAGCGACAGCTGCATGGTTCAAACCACAGAGGTTATGTTCCATATCGTTAGCAAGGCGCTTGCCCGCTAAGCTGATCTGGTAGGCGACTTCTGCCCGTCGGCCTGCCAAATCTAACGCACTCATTGTGTCGGACACGATGAAGTCTTTGCGGCTGATCTGCGTGTAGTTACCCAAACGAGTTGTTGGGGTCACTGCAGTGAACGAAGCTAGGTCGTCTCCCTCAAGATGGTGGTTCGCGGAGCTGCTGCCAAGATCATCTGTCATCCACTCAAAGAAAGTGTTAGTTACTGAGCGACTCTTGGTCATGTTGCTCATAAAGGGCCGAGTTTCGGGAGAAATCATAGTGATAATGTTAGAGAGATCTTCCCGCACGCCTTTGGCGTCGTACTTTAGAAAAGTGTTAGCAATAATGGTCATTAGTTAAAGCCTTCATAAAAGAGATTCAATCAAAGACGCTGCATTCTCTGCAGTGCCTCGCTCTTTGAGACGTTGATACGCGGCTTTAGTTTTGCGAGCGCTTGGCTTCACCTGCTGTTGACGAGATCCTGACCTGACTGTCTTGCCCGATTGACCAGCCTTGCGTGCTTTACGCACCCGGCTCTGGCCTTTGTCAAAGAGCATCGCCTTTCGCAAAACTGCGATATGGCTAGCGCGCACAAGTGCGCCAAGCTCCTCTTCCGCAACGCCGCTATCGAGCAAATAGCTCTTTAGCTCTTCGCGTTCTTTTGCGGCTACCTTTTCGTCTTTCCACTCCGGGATGACGTCAGGCAGTCGGGCTGCTTCCTGAGTAATTAGCCCGCGCATTTGCTCCGTTTGCTCTTGAGCGTTGGCGTCGTTCACCCGCTGCTGCTCGATAGCAATGGCCTGCATCTTTTGCGCTCGCTGCTCAGTACGCAGTCGGTACTGTCGCTCAAGGCGACTTGCCTCAATCGGATCTTCCTCATACATACGATCGAAGTCCGGGGCTGGCTCGTCAAAAGCCTGTAGCTGCTGCTGCAAAGCTCCCAGTAACTGGGAATACTGTGTCCGCTCAAGAAGAACCGCGTCTCGGTCTTGTTGGAAGGCTTTACGCTCTTCCGCTAATGTCTGGCTCTTCTTGGTGTAGTCGGCCTGGCGCGAGTAACCGTTCTGAAGCTCATCAAGGCTAACCTCTACGTTTTCACCGTTTATCTTTACGGTGAATGTTTCGGCTTGCTCTGGTTCGCCCTCGTCCTCGTCGTAGTCGCCATCCAGGTCTTCGGCATCTTCTTCGTCTGCGTCGAAGTCCTCTTCGGATTCTTCAAACTCAGCGCCCTCAAGTGCCTCGCCCCCCTCTAGGGACTCGTCAACGTCGCTTGAATCTTCGGCTTGCCCTTCGGGTTCCATCAATTTAGCGATAGCAGCCTGGGCGTCGCCCAAGGTGCCCCCCACATATGGGGTTTGTTCATTACTTATTTTATCACTCATCAGTTATTCCGCTGTTTTGCGAAAGCAATCTCGTCGGCTGCTGCGCGCATCCGCACAACGATATCGTCGAGAGCTTCCTGTTTTTGATGTAAGCGCTCCCGCATGACGGGGTCACGTTCCTTGCACCATTGCTCGAAGTAATCGAGCCTTAGCATTTCGATGAGCTCGGCAAAGTCTTCGTCGTCTGCCAAGCGCTGTATGTTGAGTAAGGAGTTACGCGACAGGGGCATTCGGCACCTGTTGTTGCGCGGCCAGCTGCCTTACGAGCTCGCGGTCGCGATCGGCGTTAGCGCGTATCGACGCCACATCGACCTGCGCGCCATACCGGGCGTTCATCTCCGCTGCTTTGAGCACCAAGTTGGCCTCGCTCTCGTCACGCCTGCGGTCGTCTTCGCGAATCATCTTTTCGCGTTCGAGCTCTAGCTCTGCTTGCTTCTTCTGAATGTTGGCCTGTATCTCAGCCATCTGAACCTGGATCAGCTGCTCGTTGATGTCAGGCTTTGGCGGCTCTGGTGGTGTAGGCGGCTGCTGGCTTGGATCTTTGAAGAACCGCTGCGGGTCTTTGAAACCGCTGACTTCGAGTATCTGCACCAAGGTCTGGTAATAGTTCTCGACGCTGACCAATGGGTTCTCTGGCCCAAGTTGCTGCAATAGCTGCTCTTGCTTGTCGGCGACCTGCTGCAGCATCTGCATGCGCTCAACGTCGCCGCCCTTGCCAAGCGCTACGTTGCTGACAACGTCCATGTCGGCATTCCAGCGATCAGGACTCATGGGCACGAACGTGTTGCGCAGCCTGATCATGCGCGGCTTGTCCATGTGCTTGATGATCAGCTGCAGCAAGCCTTTGTATAGCCGCGTCATGCCGCCGTCGGCGAACAGCCTGGCAATCATCTCGGTGCGTTGCTGAGCAGCCCCTATCGTCTGCTGCACGGCCATAAGCGTGCTGCTTTGCAGTGCGCTTGGGTCAAGCCCGTCAGCCGCCTTAGAGACGCCGGTGCGGTTCTCGCGCATTTGGTCAAGGTAGTCGAGCATTGGAAAGGCTTCTTTGCCGACAAAGGGCAAGTTAAACGGCACAACCGCGCCAGGCTGACGCATACGAATCACGCCGCCGGCTTCGTTGTTCATCACGTCTTCTAGGCTTGCTTGGCCTTCGACAATGCCGACACGCGGGTGCGTGCTCATCGCCAAGCTATCGAGGCTTGCTCGCAGCACGGCGGTCTTGATGCGCTGAATGTCCATAGTCAGGTCGGCGATCGACATGCCAAACATCGCGTGCGGTTCTGGGTCTGGACAGAAGAACGCAAACGGCACCATGTCGGTCGGCTCATTGCGCAAGATTTCGTAATTAGGGCCAGCGCAGCAAATGCGTCGCAGTTCAGCAACGCCATCGCCGTCTGTATCGATCTTGGCGTATGCCTCAACATACAAAACGCGCCGCACCATCTCTGAGTTTTCAAATGAGCTTTGCTGATAGCGCTCGCGAGCCTCGACGTTAAAGAGCTCGAAGTCTGTGTCGCTGGTGGTGGCGTATTGCTCGATCTCGTCGGCGTCGTAGCCGAGCTCGACCATGTCGCTGATGGTCAGGTACGCGCGGTGCGCGACCAGGTCAGCGTCTTCCAGGCTGCGGGCATTGCGGTTAATGACGATCTCTTCGGGGGGCACCGACTCAACCTTAATTTTGCCAATCTTCTTGCGGTGGGTAACGCGAACGGAGTGCATCGCCTCCGGGTTATCGCTGGACGTCATGCTTTTCAGCATGTCAATTTCAACGTCTGGGTTGCTGTTGAGCGCCGCTAGGGCTTCGTCGTCTAGGTTTTCGAGCTCGTAGCTCTGCGTCTTCTCTGACTCGTCGTAGCAGTATTTGATGAAGCCAGAGCCCTTCACCAGCGCGTCTTTCATCGTCGCGTAGATGATCTCGATGTAGCTCTGGTCTTGATCTTGATTGAGTATGTAATTGACGTAATCAGTCGCCTGCTTGGCCATCTCCACGTCTTCTGGGCCAGTCGGTGCGTATTCCACGACGTGATCAGAGCCACAGAAAATGCGCATAAGAGACGGCAGCATCGCCTGTACGGTATCGCGCACGTCCATCGTTTGAGCCGTGCTACGACCCTCTTCTTCGTTGCCCAGGGGCTCGCCGGCATAGTATTCCGCTGCGACTGCTCGCTGGGGCGAGATTGTGTTATCGATAAAATCGACGGCATCTTCGATGGCGAGCGTGATGGCGGCTTGGATCTCTTCTGCGTCCATGCCCATGTCTTCTTCGATGAATTCGTCGTCGTCGTATAGTTCGGCCATTAGAAAATATCCAATAAGGATTGACCGACTAATCTGGCGCGCTGAGGTAACTGGCGGGCCATATCGGCAATGGGTTCTAGGGGTTCTAGCAAGCTGCCAGCTGCAGACATGGGCGCGGCTAAAGCGCCGCCTATGGCGCGTTGCGCGCTCTCGCTGGCTTGTCGGCCGATGTCAGTGCGTGGCTGGTAGTCAAATGCAGATCGAGATTGCTGCTGCGTTTGCGCCATCTGAGGCGTTGTGACTGGCAACGGCGCTTGTTGCAGTACCAGGCTAGAGGTGATGAGCGGCTCAACAAGTCCGCTGGCTGCGTTTGCTAGAAAGTCAGCGCCGCCAAGGACGCCTTGCTGAAAAAGCTCAGCTGATGATGGTTCAGAGAATTCTGGGAATGGGCCTAGCGCATTTGCATTCGCGCCAGCGCCTAAAAGACCGCCGGCAGTTAGCCCTTTTGCTGCTCTTTGATTTCTATCAGGGCTCGCTCGCAGTCCCTGATAATACGGTCTAGCCTCCCCACTAAACTCCCTGAAACGGGTGGTAGCAGGCTTGAATCCGTAGAACTCTTGATGGAGCACGTCAGGGTCTCTTTCTGCACCCTGCAGTTGTGCAACATAGTCTTTAGTTTGTGCTCCCGACTTGACGTTAACGTCGAAGAACGAAGGCTGCGCCGCTTGTATCTGTGGGTACTTAGACTTGAGATTTCTGCTGACGACATCGAATTGCCCTAAAGTTTGAGTCGCATGATTGCGGTACTCATCAGGAGACATTCTAGCGAATTTTTCAGCATCAACAAACTGCGGGATGTCTAAAAAGCGCAGCCCGACAACCCGTGTTGCATCCCGAGGATCAACGATCATCGTGTACGCGGGTATGCCCTGTGCATTCAAATCTTTTTGTATGTTTGAGATCAGCGGATCGTCTGCAGCAACACCGTCTTTGAAATACACCTCGCTGCCAGCATTGAACATTTCTGGTGAGCTCAAACCAACCTGGTCATCGATTCTGCGGGCCACAAACCAAGAATCTTGCTTGTCCTCGACCGCTTGCTTCGCGGCTGCATCAAGTATGCTGGTCGGCAATGTGTCTTGCGTCGTTACAACGTCGATATCCATCGACGTTTCTGGGTCTTTCATGTAAGCGCCTAAAGTCGGAGCGCCTTTAACGGCTCGCACATCAGGATCTTGCTTGCCATATGAAACGATCTGCTGCGCCGTAACCTGGGATTGTGCAGGCGTCGGTACAAAATCATTTCCTTGGAATTTTTTGTTTTGCTCGCGGCTAAGGCCCAACATCATCGACTCGACGGGGTCAGCATCCATCATTGTTTCAAACGAGCCGCCTTCGCCAGCGGTGCTCGTCCAACCGTTTCGAGTCCAATGGTCTTTCTCGGCGAACCACTGCAGAGCCTGCAAGTCGCGCGGCTCTAATGACATGCCAAGTTCGTTATTCAACCGCACCGTTGCATCGGCCAAAACGTCTTGGCCAAAGCCAAACTCTAAGCTGTTGCGAAAGTTTTCAGCGTCAACCACGTTGCCTGTCACAGTCGCTTCAGCAGAGCTTGGGACGGGCTTGCGGCCAGAATGGCGGCGCAAGTTTCGCGCAGCCCAAACATCTATCGTTGCCTGCTGGCTTCTGCCGCTAAGATTCCCCGAAAAGTTTTTTGCTTTTGGTGCCCCGCCCTTTCGCAAAACGCGCCATCGGTCAGCTAGGGCAATCATCGAGTTATAGCTGTTGATACCGTAGTTTTTGAGCTCGCCTGTTTTTTGGTCTCTGGCCTGCTGTTTTATAGTGTTCTCGTTTGCGCGCAGAGAACGCGATATTGCTGCTGCCTCGTCCTCCATACGAACGTATTTCGGGTCTAACTTGGCAGCCTTCATTGTGCGGCCAGCTTTTTTCTGTGCTTGCAGATACGCAGCGGCTTGATCTTGTAGCGCATAGCGACGATCTAGCTGATCAGCGAAGCCATTCATCAGTTCATCAAAATCACCGCGCGTAGCACGCTGTAAAATGTCCTGGCTAAACTTGAAGTTAGTGCCGACCGGCGTGTTGGGGCTTGTTGCTCCTAGTATGTCGCCCATCATTTGCGAGAATGTGCCGTACTCGGTTCGCAATCGGCGCTCGACGTTTTGATACCAGCCGGCGTTATCCATTACTCGCTGGGCGTCAACATCACCAGCTTGAGCGCGTCTGGCTATGTCGCTAATTTCGCCAACAACATTATCGACGATGCGATTGTATTGCGCTGAACCGCGCGCAACCTCTTTGCCGGTTTTGCGATCTTTGTTGTAGGCATAAGGCTGCGCTTGAAACTTTAACTTCAACTCGCCTTTGTCGCCGACCTCCATTCCAGTAATGTTGGGCAACGACCAATCAGATGCTGGATGACGCTTTTTCCATTCGCGAGCGACGCTAAATGCTGCCTGCTCGTTTACTTTTTTGCCTTTTATAGATGCTCGTATGGCGTCTTTCTCGGCGCCAGAAAGCGTGACGCGCGTGGCCAGTTTTCTTTCGCCGCGATTGCCGCCACGCTCTTGCGACATGTCGCGCGTCGCAACATCTGCGTTGCGGCGAACGATACTAGCGCCAGTGTTGTATAAGCCCGCCTCTGCATCTTCGGGCGCGGCAAGCAGTCCAGCGCCAACAGCTGCTGGTACTGCAGACCGGCCTACATTGAGCAGCCCACCTACCGCCAATTACTTGGCCTTCTTGCTTGGCTTCTTTGCAGGCGACTTCTTATAGAGCATCTTGGCGATGTCATTCGCGGCGTCTTGCACGCCACCTGGGCCGCGTCGATAGGTGTTTTTCTCTGTATGCGCCATTCGAGCCCCCATATGTACCGATTTTATGGGGGTTAATTTTACCAGTTAGGTAATTGACAGCCCTCGCCTGAGAGGTTTCTGCCAGCTGCT